GCGTGCTCCTCGGCGGACGGATCAGGACGCGGCGTGAAAACTATCTCCAAGCGTCAGGCAACCGCAGCGGCATCCTGTCCTCATTTAGTGGACGCGGCCCGTTCAAAGCCAAGGGTCGCGGTCGCTACCCAGTGGACTTTATCGCCACTGGCCCCGTTCGTGGCATTCAGGCATACCGCCCGCTGCAGCGTGCGTTTAATTCGTCCAAGTCTCAAATGCAAAGCATCCTTGACGTAGAGATGCGGAAGGCGCTGGCCAAAGCTCAGCAAGAATACGCACGAAGACTTAAGGATCTCGGCCCATGAAATCGCCAGAAGCCGTTCTTCGCGCAGCGTTGGTCGCCAATTCAACCGTGGCTGGGCTGATTGGCTCGCGGGTGTATCCACTTGTGGCACCGGCTGCCGCGTCGATGCCTTTTGTGACCTGGCGTCGCATGGGCATCCAGCGGACGCAGACGCTAGGAAGTCCGCTTGGCACGCCAAAGCTCACGCTGGAGTTCAGCATCTACGGCAGCACGTACGACCAGGCCCGTGAGGTGGCGGACGCCATGCGGCTTGTTCTGGATGGATACGGCGGCACGGCGAACAATACAGAAGTGAAGCAGGCGTCGCTCGAAAACGAGTCCGACGACTTTGTTTCGCTCGGCGGTGCTGAACTGCCGCCGGCGTACCAAATCACACAGGTCTACGACGTTCTCTGGCAGGAGATATAAGGCATGGCCGTCACGCCCCATGATTCCGGCACGACGTTCTCGTTCGGCGGTACAAACTTCACCGTCACGAGCATCACGTACACGCTCGGTGCCACGGGCGGCGGCGGCACTGATGCCATCGACATTTCGCATCTTGGGCAAACAACTGGCCAGTCTGTTCTTTCGCAGTCCCGCCCGCTTGTTGGATCTGCCGGCACGACGGACACTGGAAAGTCCGTCAGCATCGAGTACATCGGAAACGCCGTGATCGCACAGAATGCGACCGGAACTCTGTCGATCACTGGTGGTGTCAGCGTCAGTGCCACGGCGACGTGTAACTCCTCGAGCGTCACGCTGACCGTCAACGATGTGGTGCGTGGTTCGGCCGACTTCTCGCTGGCTTGAGCCACGGAGGCTTCCGTGGCGACCTACAGCACCGGGATCACCGCCACGTGGGGTAGCGTCACGTTTGGCGAGATGCAGTCCCTGTCGTGGACGCACGGTGGCTCCGGCTCCAAGGGGCGAGGGGCTCCGTGGACTGACGAGCTTGGCACTGTTTCTATCCAGTGTCTTGGTGCCACGGGTATTTCGACAGCGAACGCTGGCCAGCGCAATCAACTGACAATTACTGGCGGCGGCTGCACCTTGACTACCTATGCAATATGGGAGTCGCTCAGCGTTGATGCTGAGTTGAACGGTGTTACGCGATACAGCGTGTCACTCAAGATTCTCGACCAATAGGAGCAGCCATGGACTTGACGAAAGACGCGATCCTCGGTGCCAGCGATCTCAACGTGTTGAAGGTGCACGTGAAGGAGTGGAATGGTGACGTGTACATCCGCGTCATGACCGTTGGTGAGCGTGATGCCTACGAGTGCGAATGGCTGGCAAACAAGGAAAAGGGAGTGCAGAACTTCCGCTCCAAGTTCCTGGCGCGGTGCCTGTGCGACAAGGAAGGCAATCGGCTTTTTTCGGACGCGGAGATCGACAAGCTGGCTGGAAAGTCGATTGCCGTTGTGGATCGTCTTTTCAATCGTGCGATGAAGCACAACGCAATGAGCATGGAGGACGTGAACGAACTGGCGGGGGAATGAACGCCCGGCCGACGCTGCTCTTTGCGATGCGGCTGGCCGGGCACCTGCGGATGACGTTGGGCGAGCTGTTCGAGCGGATGGATTCTCGTGAGTTTGCGATGTGGCTGGCGATGCACACGTACTACGAGCCTGTCGGTGGAGAGTGGCAACAGACCGGAACGCTTGCTGCTGCAATGCTCGCCCCGTATTGCCGACGCGGCAACGTGCCAGATCCTGACGATTTCATTCCTGTACTGAAGAAGAAGCCACAACACAAAACACAGATCAGCGACGTGCTGCGGCAAATGGCCGCAGACCTAAATAAGCAGTAGCCATGGCAACCATCGCACTCGGGTTCAACATCTCGGCATCCGCCACGGGCATGGCCCAGGGCGTGAACGCCGCTGCCGTCGAGCTTGAGAAGCTGGGCCTGGCTGCGAAGAGGACCGCCAACGATGTCGGCGTGCTAAAGACCTTGTCTATCGGCCGGGCATTCGTTGACGGCATCCAGTCCGTGTTCAGCACGTTTTCTGGTTTTGCCCAGAGTGCCTTTGATGCTGTCGAGTCCACGGCGAATCTCTCCCGAGAACTTGGCATCGGCTACTCGCAACTACAGGAACTGCAGATCGCAGCAGACCTGGCTGGCGCTTCAACAGAAACGCTAGGCAAGGCTTTCACGAAAGCCCAGCTTACGATCGTAAAGGCTTCCAAGGGCGGCGAGGAGGCCGTTAAGGCGCTGTCAGCCATTGGCCTTTCGGCATCGGACTTCCAGGGGCTTTCTTCTTCTGAACAGTTCACGCTGATTGCGAACGCCATCAATGGCATCGCAGATCCGGCCCAGCGTGCAGCAGCAGCTGTGGCGATCTTCGGCAAAAGCGGCGCAGAGTTGCTGCCGGTGTTCCGTGAATTGAGTGGCAACCTTGCAACGTCGCGTGAGTTCCTTGCTCAGTTTGGCGGCGGCCTGACTGAGTTGCAGGTTGGCAGAGTCAACGAACTCGGCGACACGTTTCAGCTTGCAGGCAAGGCTATCGAGATTGTCGGGCAGAAGATCCTTGCTGAGCTTGCACCAGCACTCACTGAGGCAGTTAATCAGTTCATCAGCTTTGCTGCGTCGCTTGATATTTCGGCAATTGCCAACGCGGCCGCAAGTGTCATAAACGCCATCGGCGGTGCGTTGGAGTTTGCGTACAACGTGGCGTCGCTGCTGTCGCCTGTGTTTAGCGCGATCGGCACAGCGATCTCGTTCATTGCAGACAACGCGAGAGGGGCAGCCACCGGGCTCGCGTTGGCCACCGGAGCACTTGTGGCGTACCAAGCCGTCACAGTTGCTGCAACCATTGCCACGACTGGTCTCGGCGTGGCAATCCGGGCATTGCTTGCAAGCACTGGAGTTGGCTTGCTAGTCACGCTGTTTGGCACTCTTGCCGGGGCGGCGATTGAGTGGGGGCTATCGTCCAAGGATGCCGGCGACCAGGCAAAGTCTGGAGTGCAGGGCGTTGCTGACGCAGCCGCATCTGCTTCACAGACGGCCGAGACTCTTGGAAAAAACGCTGCCGCTTCTGCCGCCAACGCATTCGGTGCCACTGAAGACGCTGCAAAGAAAGCAGCCGATGCAGCGAAGAAGGCTTCCGACGCTGCCCGCAGAGAGTCGGACGCCGCGATTGAACGCATGAACGTGGAGATGAACTTTGGCGGCGACAGCCAGCGGGCCAACGCAGCCAAGGCCGTGGAGTCGATTCAGCAAGACATCCTGCGAACGGAGCAAGAAATTGCCGACGCTCGCAAGGCCGGCGACCAGGACGCCGTCGATGCCGGCACTCGCCGCCTGGCCCAACTTGACCAAGCGATGGCCCGCGAGAAAGAGATTGCCAGCGGTGCCCGCAAGGCGGCAGAAGAGAGAGCAAAGCTGGAGACGCAGTACGCCAAACTGCGGCAGCAGTTTGACGAGCGGCGGCTTGCGGCATTGGCCAAGCCGAGCACAGAACTGCTGCAGCTCGAGGACACGCGAACGGCGAGCGGCTACGCCGCCCTGCAGCGGTTCTCGCAGGACCAGGCCGACGATCCTGCGTTGCAAGAGTACCGCAAGCAACTCAAGGAACTGCAGGCGATTCGCCGCGAGATTGCCGGCGTCGGCAACAACGCTGAAACCGTAGACATTTTGGGTGGTTGAAATGGCAGTTCTTGGATACCGCGAAATCCTGCCCCGGACGTTTGAGCATCGGCTCGGCGGGCAGCCGACAGCCGGTCGCGTTTTTGTCGCCACCGTTGACGAGCCGACGCCAACGTCAGCGGTCATCGACGCCATTGGTATCCAGCACGGCTACATCCACCCAGATCATTCAACGCTATCGTGCGAAAGTATCTCGGCAGAAGAGACAGACCGCCAGCACGTTACCGTCACGTACAGCTATGCCATTCCTGATGTCGAGGACAATCCGGACGGCGATGCGTCTCAGCCGCCATGGCTGCAGCCTGACGTGTGGACGTTCGGTAGCAGCAATGCCAGCGTGGCGTGCACTGAGCACTTTCCGTTTAACAATCCAGTCGGCCAAGAAAACATGGCCGTGCCTCTCACCAACACTGCAGGCGATGCGATCTTCGGCGTTTCAAAAGCCGAGGCCGAGCTCAAGATCACGATTACCTGCTCAAGACAGCGGCTTGATCTGGCCGCCCTGAAGAAATACATCAACGCAATCAACAACGCAGACTGGGCTGGATTCCCAAAGCACACAGTGCAATTCGTCGGGTTTTCTGCGTCGCCCGAAAGCATCGAATGGGAGGGCATTGTTGAGCGGTTTTGGAGGATCTCAATAGACCTCATATACCGCTCTTCAACGCACAATCTCTTTCTGCCAAATGTTGGGTGGAACGTGATCGTAAACGGCAAGAAAGAACGCGCGTGGACGTACATTCAAGAAGACGGCCAGCGTGCCAAAGTTGCTACGCCGCACCCCGTGGCTCTTAATGCTGCCGGCGGATTCCTTTGCGGGCCAGGACAAGACGGGTCCGTGTCTTGGTCTGCTGGGACGACCACGCCGGATGACGGCACCGACTACTTCGGGGGATGAATGATGGCTTACAGCTACGGCAACGACGAGTCGCACGAGGCACAGGACGTTGGCGACAACGCCGGCGCGTGCCCGCCTGATGTCATCGAGTACCGGATCTATCCAGAGAAAGACTTCGACGCCATCTTCTTTGGCCCACCCAGCACCGTTGACACTTGACGCATGGCCACTCAAAACGTCTTTATCGCCGCACGAAGAACGACAGGCGTTCGCATAACGCTCTGTGCTGCAAGCACCAGCACATTTGCGTGCACGTCGTACCCGGTCTTTTCGTCCGGCACGACAGATGGCACCGTGGCCTACGCAGCCAATTCGCCGCTCAAGCAGTTGTCGCCTGCCGGTTCATACGTGGCGGCAAACTCTCCTGCGGTGACTTACGCCACGAGCGGAACAGGGCTGATCACGTTCACGTACGGAACTACATTCCAGCCCAGCACGCAGGAACACGTTCAGAACGCCACGCCCAGGCGGTACAAGTACATTCTGCACCTAGCGTCGCACACGCCTGCCACCGCCTGGTCAGCATCTGTGACGGCAAGCACGGCAGTTCTCGTCAGCGGCACGGTCAATGTGTCTGTGCCAGCGACGCAGGTTACGTCTGCCATTTCCGTGTGCTTGACTGAGGTGGTCTGAGCCATGGCCGATCCAGTCAATTTCACCCGGCCGGCAGCAGAGCGGATTGCGCGTGCCGTTCGCGTCGTGGAGTTTGGCAACCGTGACAGCTTCGGTCCGTCGCTGGATAGGCCGTGGTACGCCGGCTCGCAGTTGTCGCTGAAGCTCGCCACCTTCACGGGCAACTGGGAGACCGGCACGTACAAGACGGTGACGCTGCATGGCACAACCCAGACCGCGAGCGTCTACAACTGGTGCAACCCGGCTCTCGGTGGCGACACCGCAAGCACGACGCAAAGCCGCTACGTCATCTTCGGCAAGGCTAGCGGCACCAACTCGGCCGTCGAGATCCAGCTGCGGACAACGCAGTGCACGGCGTCGCTCACGCTGGGCACGCTGGACCTGACGAAGTTGCCCGGCTTTGACGCTGGCGTCATTCAACTGCTGGGCCACGGCGAGCAAGACACGGCATCCACGTGCAGCGGCGGGCTGCAGTGGTTCTCGATCACCACCTGCTCTACCGCGACCGCCACATGACGCTCATCACGTTTCAGGACGGCCAGCCCGTCATGCGTGATGGGAAGGTAGGCACGGATCAGTCGTGCTGCTGCGGGAAATGTGGCCGCTGCATGATAGATGGAGAGTGGGACTGTCGTTACACGACGCGGGAGCAGTGCGAGGAGTGCGGCCCAACTACGACATATTGCGAAAACACCGAGACGGCTGAGACGACTGTCGTTAGCGACTGCAGCGAGTGCGTCGGGGACAATGTTTTTTGCTACTCCACCATCCCAGACGGCCCATGCGGCACATGGACCGAAAATGCCCCATGCGAGCCTTGCCCGTGCGAACAAAACTCCGATTGCCCTGATGGCAAACTCTGTTGCGACGGCGTGTGCAGCGATCCGCTGTGCCCTGAGACCAAGTATTACCACATCGTTTTCCACATTCCTGCGGTCCCGGGGCCTGCTGGCACGTCCAAGGTTTGCGAGATTGTTGTGCCGCAATGTGGAGTTGCCGTAATAACCCGCGCCGTTTCGTACGGGCCGTTCTCGAGTTGCACCCTTGCGGTCTCAGCAGAAATCGGTGAAGGCTGCGTCTTGCAAAACATCGTCGTGACACAGAGCAGCGGCGGTGCTTGCGATGACAACAAGCCAGAGTTTGTCGAGATCGTCGAGATCGAAGAAGCAGACTGCGAAACCGTGTTTATCCCTGACTGATCATGGCAAAGATGCAGCTGACGCCGATGGCCTGCACGCCGCACAGTGACGGCTGGGAATGCGTCTGCCAGTGCGGCTATGTGACGCACGCAAAGGCTGGCACGGCGTATCACGTCTGCGAGACCAGCAAGCCGCGAGCGAAGCCAGGCCTGGGCGACATGGTGGCCGCCGGGCTCGACGCTATTGGCATCACGAAAGAACGCGTCCAGGCCGTGGCCAGCAAGGTAGGTATCAAGGACTGCGGTTGTGCTAAGCGTCAGCAGAAGTGGAACGAAGCGGGCCGCAAGATCGGCATCGGTTGACGCCCCCGCTAGGGTGGCCGGTGAAAGGACTCTCGCCATGGCCTGCTGGCTCATCGCCCTAACGGGCTGCATCTACGTCTGCGTCGCAGCCGACCTTGCGTGGCATGGAAAGACCGGACTTGCAATCGCCTACGCCGGATATGCGTTCTCTAGCATTGGAATCTATCTCGCCGCCACGAGGTGACTCATGGATGGGATAACCGAATCTGCTCGCGAGTATGTTGCCCTCGCCACCGCAGACATGCAGGCCGCCGGCGTAACTGTCACTCTGGCATCAGAGGACAGCGGAGGATTCGGCGGCGGAAAACTCGGCGGCTACTTTGACGAAGACGGCCCGACGTTCTTCGTTGCTCACGCCGTGTCGCCGCAGGTCTGGCTGTCTGTGTTCCTGCATGAGTATCAGCATTTCAAGCAATGGCAACGCAAGTCGCCGACATGGACGGCGAAGCTCGGCGATGACTGTTGTGCCTGGTATGTGTTTGACGCGTGGCTGCAGGGCGTTGTGGAGTTGACGCCTCAGCAGCGTGACGACGCTTTGCGTGTCATCCTTGAGTGCGAGCGTGAGTGCGAGACTATGACGCTCGCCGAGGTCGCTGCACATCCTGGGCTCGGCCTCACGCCTGATTGGTATCAC